TACACCATTTTCGGCAAGTAACTTAGCACCTTCTCCAAATAGTTTAAAGCCTTCACCGGCACTTTTAGCGGCATCACCGAATGCTCGGATAATATCTGCTACTCCAGAAAGAGCATCTTTAATTGCTTTACCAATCGATTCAAATATAGAACCCACACCCTCAAGAGCAGTCTTAATAGCATTACCCACAGATTCAACTACAGTGCCAACACCTTCCAAAGCAGTCTTAATACCTGCACCAACAGACTCAAATACACCGCCAAGGGCTTCAAGTGTTCCTTGAATTCCACTAAATACAGCCGTAATAATTCCACCAATAGCATTGACAACATCAACAATACCTTGAATAACAGCTTTAATAACTTCTCCAACTGTAGTGAAGATTTGACCTAGAACTTCTATTGCTGCTCTAATTGTGTCAACGACAGATTGTACAATAGGTGCTAATGTTTGAATGATGGTCACTATACCATTTACAATTGTTTCGACAACAGGAGCAAGAATTTCTAAAGCAGCCACAATACCATCAACTAATACTTTAATTGTATCAGCGATTGGTTGTAAGATTCCAGGAAGATTTTCGATCAATGTCGTTAAAACATTACCAATAATTTCAATAATTGGAGTCAATGCGGGAGCCAATTGGGTTATCATATCTACAATCTGTTGTAATACTGGTCCGAATACTTCGGCTATTTTAGCAAGAAGTGGGGCTAGCATTTCACCAATAACTGTTAATAAGATGTCGCCAATGACACTGAATGTTGCTTTTAATGCCGGAATCAATTTATCTTTGACACTTACTAAGGCATTTCCAAGACCTTCTATAAATGCCGTTGCAATTTCAAGAGCAACCTTTAGCAAAGCGTCCATATTTTCAACAAGTGCTTTACCAATCTCTGTGATCAATTTAATACCAGCAGTCATAAGAGCGGGAACATTTTCAGTTAGTCCTTTAATAAGAGCTAGTAATAGTTTAAAACCGAAATCTACAAATTTTGGAATTAATTCCACAAGTCCATCCAAGGCACTCTTGACAATATCTACCAAGCTCTTAACCATTTGTGGAGCTCTTGTAGCTAACGTTTTGAGGAAAATATCCAATGCTGTAACAACTCCAACCAAAGCGGTAGGAGCTACTTCTGCGAGTTCTTTAAGAGCTAATATAATTAGACTCAACCCTACACCAGCAAGAGCTACACCAGCACCAACGGCAACCGCAGCTACTCCGAATGCTAATAATGCAGCTGACAATACAAGCAAACCAGGAGCAACAAGCATTGCGCCAGCGCCAGCCAAAATTAGAACCGTCAAACCTCCTGCTAGAGCTAGTAATGCAGCACCTATTTGAGGTAATGACATAGAGCCTAATATTTGTAGCGGAACCGCTAATGCTAATAATGATCCTGCTAATAGTAATAATGTAGCAGCGCCAACTAATCCTCCAGGACCAACAGCAGATAAAACACCAATTGCAACTAGCAATATTGTAAGAGTTCCGATAAGACCTCCTAGTGCTACAACCATACCTTTCCAAGAGATTTGGGATAATGTTGTTAGGACATTACCTATAGATACTAGGACAGGCACAAATGATAATAGAACCAATGCAGAAGCCATAGCTCCAAAGATGTTACCCGACATATTTGTCATCGCTATAACAGCTATTGTTAGACCGCCTATTACAGCGCCGAGAGCCAATATAGATGGAATTAGTCTATCAGGCTTAATGTGAGATATACCTATCAAAGCAGATACTAGCTGAGAAGCACTATATGCAAATGTGATAAGTGATGCTAATGCACTCAAATTCACTTTGGCACCTCTTAAAGAATGTGTAGCTGCTACTAAAAATGTAAATACATCCGCTAATGCCACAACAGATGGTATTAATCGATTTGGTTGTATCGCTGCTAAATACATCAAGCTGACAACTAATTCTTTTACAGAATATGAGAATACGATTAACGATGCTAAAGCTGATAGATTAACACGAGCACCTTTAATAGCATGAGTGGCTGCGACAAGAGCTGTAAATATGAATCCCATACCTATGATACCAGTCTTCATATCATCATATTCAAGCATGGATATATCAATTAACGCATTCACTAATTCTTTAACAGAATAGGTGAAGATTAATAATGACGCTAATGATTTAAGTGACGGATTCGCGCCTCTTAATGCTTGTGAAGCAATAACAAGGGCTCCAAATAAGAATCCGAGGCCTTGTATTCCTGTGATCATATCAGCAGGATCTAACATGGATACTTCGTATAATGCATTCACCAACTCTTTTATAGAGTAAGTAAATATGATTAATGAAGCAAGTGATCGTAAAGATGGTTTTGCACCTCTTAATGCTTGAGATGCAATAACTAATTCTGCAAGTAATATACTTATGGCTTTTATAGATGGAACTAACCTATCTGGAGCAATATCAGCAATTAAACTTAATGAATTCACAAGGGATCGTATAGCTTTGACAAACACAAATAATCCAAGAAGAGCCTTAAGTTTTATCTTAATACCACTCATAATACGCATAGATGTGGATAATAACAACATCAAAACGCCAATTGAAGTTACCGCTCGTTGTAAAGACTCATAGTCGTATTCTGCTAATTCGGCCATAGATTTGACAAGCATGCGAATAGCAAATACAAAGGCTATTAGTTTTAAAGCACCAACTTTTACTTTACCTACTTTGGAAAGTAATTTCATGCTTGATACTAAAATAAGAGAAGCTGCAGCAACACCACCAGCAGATTTGATCATTTGGTTCGCACTTAACTCGCTCAGATCTCGCATAGCTTTTGCCATAATTCTAACTGCGAAAGCGAATCCAATCATACTAATAGCAGTACTTGGCGGTATTTTAGCCATGCCCGCTAGACGCCCCATGGCGGCAGTCAGAATATAACTAACTGCAGCAATACCTAAGGCCGCACGTACTAGTTCTTCCGAAGACATTCCAGATAACACTTTCATAGATACCGCTAACATTGTAATAGCAGTAGCGATCATCAAAAGTGTTCCGGCCTTAATACCTAACGTAAATGAGTTAATAGCATCTTTTAGTCCATCCAGAACACCAGATACTTTAGATACGATTTCATCGCCTTTTTCAACGAGTTCTTTGAGTGAATCTAAAATAGGGGCTAAAAATCCACCTTTTTTCTGTCCATCTTTAAACATTTTAAAAGCTTTAAAACCAGCGAATCCCACTAGCATTGTTTTTAATATATCAGAAAGACTAAATATTGATAGATTTTTCTTGAATTCACCAATACCTTCTTTGACCGCACTGCTTAAGGATTTGAAAACATTCTTAACGGAGTTAACTAAAGCATCCCCACCCTTAATATTGTGCGAAGAAAATAGATTTTTTAGAGAATTAGTAATACCATCAAAAGATATGCCGTTTAGATTAGACATTTTTGATATCAATTTATCAAAAACATTAACGAATGCTTTAACAGGAGCAGCTAAAAATGTAAATAAAGTTTTGAATGGATTTGTAGACTTAATAACAGCTTCAATTCCTTCTACAAATTTACGAATAGCTCCAGTTACCTTTTCCAATAAAGTCATGAATGCTAAGAATCCAGATCCGTCGCTTGAGAATGAAAAGGCTTTAAAGAATGATGTCACAACAGTAGCCGCTATTCTAAATAGCGAACCAAATATGCCTAGTACATTTCCAATGGCTTGTCCAAATTTAACGAATCCTGCCTGTACTTTCTCGGTCTTGAATGCGGCAAAGAATTTCTCGATACCTTTCGCCACATCTTGAATGATATATAAGAATCCATTTGCAGATCCTGAAACAGAAGCCATACCTTTAGCGATATTTCCGATAACACTTAAAACACCAGTAAATACAGAACCGAATGCTTTACCAATAGCTAGCATTGTATCTTGTAATGCCTGCCAATTTCTAACTTTAGAAGTGAATTCTTCTAATTTAAGAGTTACTTGATATAAAGCTTTCGCCGAATCTTGATATGGTCCAATAATGCTACGGAATCCAGCTCGTAGATTTGTCAATGAATTGAATACAATAGCGAATGTATTTTCAATAGAGTTAAAGAAACTTTGTTGACCACCAAGATCTTTCCAAGTTTTTAATACTGCATTTCGATAGTTACCCAAACTCAAAGTCATTCCGGACACAGCATCTTTATACGTACCTTGTGCATCGTCAAAAAATGGATTTACTATTTGGCCGATTTTGGTCCACATATCACGAGCTTCTTCAAATCCACCAAGTAAATATTCCCAAGTAGTAGCCCATCCAGAACCAATAGATTCTTGAACGGTACCAACTAATTCACCAAAGGATTTAACCTTGGTTGCGGCATCAAGCATTGATTGGTCTTCTGAGAATTCTTTCAAAGTCTCTAGCAAGACTTCGGATGTCAACCAACCATCATGTAAGGAATCACGAAATGATTTAGTCATGTCTCGAGCATGACCCATTTTCTCTGCCGTTTGAGTCAACCTATCTTGGAATAGTTTACCACCCATACCAGCATTTACTACTGAGTTCCAGTCTTGAAGACCCACTTTACCAGCGGCCAATGCTTGAGATAATTGATACATAGCAGTAGATGCTTGTTGAGTATTTGAGCCGGATGCGGCTGCCAAGTTGGAAATACCTTTAATAGCAACTCCAGCTTTATCTAAGCTAACACCAGCAGCGGTAAATGTACCGATATTGCGAGTCATATCAGCGAACGAATAAATAGTCTTATCCGCGTAATCATTTAGATCTTGTAGAGCACCAGATACCTTACGCATACGAACACTTGAATCGGGAATTTCCCATTCAGTATTCGTCATGATCGTTTGAATAGATCCAAGTTTATCTTTATACTCCCCAAGACCATCCATTGGTCCTCTAAAGAATTGACCCGTGAAACTCATCGCTTTTTGGACCATTCCACTAAGCGCATTACCAACCGCAATGTTCATGATACTCATAGAGTTGTTAACAGATGAGGCCGCTTTCTCAAATGCTGCCGCTAATGGGCTAGCATCGAATCCCGAAACCTTACTGTTAAGAGCATCTATGGATTTTATAGAGTTAGGAAAGCCTTCATGGTTATCCGCTTTTTGGAAGATCCCTTTCAATCTAGATAGAATATCAGATGTTCTAGAAGTTCGATTCTCAACATCAGCATTCATTTTTTCAATAGATTTTCCAGCACCAGACATATCAATACCATCGGTGCTTCGTTTAAAGACATCTTTTAAGCGGGATAGTAAACCTTCAGACTTAGTTGTTGATGTCGAGATAACAGAATTCATCTCAGCCATATCTGAACTAATATTTTTTGTTGCGTCTTTACCACTAACCTTAGAAAAAGCATTCTTCAATTTTTCCAAAGCAGATATAGTATCATCTGCATTCTTAGAGAATCCTTTATTATCCAGGGTGACTTTTGCAACTTTTTCGTCTACGTATCCTGACATTTAAAAGTCCTTTCTATTTCATTAAATTCTTCAATAGGTTCAGAGCGTCATCATTAGCTTTGTTGATAGTATCACCCTGTTTCTTAACCTTTTGTTGGGATTTTGATAGATTCTTGGAGATGTCTTTCAACTTATCTCCATAGTTAGGAGCTGAGCTTTTAGGACGTTGTTTAGTCCATGCATTCTTAAGAATGCTCTCAGCATAGTCCATGTCTGGTTTGATTTTAGATTTAGACTTGCGTTGAGATACAATTTTGGTTACTGCAGAACTATAATTGGATCGACCTTTAAGTCCTTTATACGCCCCGTAAGCAGCCAAACCGGTAAGTGCAGCAGCTCCTCCATAGATAGCAGCTTTCTTCAGTTTGCTACCTACAGAAGATTTTGTACTAGATTTTCTACGACCCCAACGCATTCCCTTAACACCAAAGTGTTCTAAAGTATCATTGTTCATTTCAAATAATCCTCCAATACTTTTTGTATAGCGTTTTTATACACAGAATTTATAGCTTCATCAATATATGGATGTGGTGGAACGTATCCTCCCGTTCCTGTACCATGACCATAATGAAGTATAATTGCGATGTTAACACCGTCATTGATGTTACTATTATAGATTTCCAAATCTTCACCACGAGAAGTCTTTGTGATCCTATACCCCCATGATTCAGCAGTTTCGCCACTATCTTTTGGAGTATACTTTTTTAAGGCATCAACAATTTTCTTTCCAAGCATATCAAGATTTGAAGTTCTAGATTTCTTAAGGTATTTCTCAAGACCACCAAAATCGCCGGATACTGAAATACCCATAACTAATCCCTCCTGTTATACTTGTTATTATACTTCTCATCTTTTTGACGAGTTTGCGTATTTTTCTTATGTTGTTTATAGGCAGTAACAGCAGCTAGAGCAGCCGCTGGCTTGGCTAAAGTTTGACCAATAAGAATTGGAAGAGCCTTATTACCATCTTTTTCAATCATTTCATCAGTCAATCGCTTCTTACCAGCAACTTTCAAATGTTTATGATCAAAGAAAATAGTCGGGTTCTTGGTTCTATATCCGGAAAATTTCTTATCATTTCTATCCATAACTCCAGAATAACCTTGTTTCTTAAGTTCTTTATAGAATTTGTCAATGGCTTGCGCATGTGGACTGTTCTTATTATCACCACGACCAACTAATCCGATATTAAATTTATCATACTTTTTAAATGCTTTACCACCATAAATTGTTCCCAGTTCATCAGCAGCCTTCTTAAAGTTTTTATCTGTTTTATAAAGATTATCGAATGTTTTCTTAGCAGCTCTGTTAGGGGCAATCTTAATATCTTTCTTTGCTTTAAATGTAAATAAATTATCAGATGTTTGACCATAGCGCATTTTTCTTTCAGTACCATAAATACCACGATACTTTAGTTTATCTAATTTATTAAATGCTCCATAAACAGGTCTAGATTTATCAATCTTATTAGCTCCGCTAACACTATCAAACGTTTTACCTTTTTTAATAGTTCTTCCAATAAAATCATCTTGAACTTTATTCTTTAGTGCATAAGCAGCTGCAGCAGTCCCAACAACCGCGGCAGCTTTCACCAACCGCTTTTCATTTTTTAAACGACGCTGTAATTTAGCTTCTACTTGTTGTTCATTTAAACCTGCTTTTCGATACTTATATCGAAGGTTCTCTTTATGATTTTCAACCATGTTGTGTAGTTTGCGATGTCCCCAACGCATACCTTTGACACCATGGTGTTCAATAACATCCATATTAATTCTCCTTTTGTTCTTGTAGACGTCGGCGTTCCATAATAACTCTTCGTTGTTCTTCCATTGCTTCCGCTCTTGTCATCTTCTTAGGAGGTTCTTGAAGAGATCCCACACAGTTAAGTAACATTATAAGTTTATTTAAGTTACGATCTTCCCATGAGAATGGTATATGGTTCAAAGCCATATGCGCATAAATTATCTCAGATGTAAATATTTTCTTTCTAGAAAAACCAGATACTGCAGAACTATTCCTATTTGGCATAGTTGTTGCGGATGGAGTATGTTTCAAATATTCTATAATCTTATCGTAGTCTCTCTGAGTAAGAACATTTAAATCTATTGGTTCATCACATATACATCGAATAAAATCCAATATCTCTTCGGGTGATATGTTATCGAAATTGTCAATAAACCTTTTCTCGTGTTTCGTTTCCCACTTATCTAAGTTTCTTAACGTATAACGAAATGTAACCTCTTTACCTGGTTGAGTTATGAAAGTAGATGTCTCATCATCATATAACTCAACGTCTTCTAATTTAATTGTCAAAAACTCAGACGCCATAATATTCACACCTCAAAAAATTTAAAAAAATAAAGGGACATGTGAAAAACACACATCCCTATAACATTTTACTATTGAGCGGGAATTGCATTCTCCGCTTTCTTCAATCCACGAATATGAGAAGTAATTCCAGAAACAAATTGTTCTAGAACTTTTCGACTGTCATCATGGAAGTCTTCAATCAATGCTTCATAAGCAAGTGACTGTTTGAACTCTTCACGAATTTCATCATTCTTGATGAAACGTTTACCATCTTCTGAACGAATACCGTAAGATGTAAGAACCACATCATTTAGAAGTTCATACATCTTTTCAAGATCTTTGTCAGCAATCAGAGTTTCAATGTATTTTTCCATATCTTCTTTACCGTAACGGCTTTGCAATGCAATTAGCTCCATACGAGTCATGTTGAAATACAATGTTTCATTTTGGATGTTTCCATCGAAATCTTCATACTTTACTTGTTGTTTTAACATTTGTGAATACCCCTTTAACTAATAATTATTGCAACATTTCGATGATTTGTTGCGGAGTTGGAAGATGTGAATCAGCACTATCACTTCCGTAAATTGCTTCTTCAATTTTAGCCAA